CACTTTGACGACATTCAAATTGAAGAATCTGCTGGATTTGATTTCACTGAAGCAGATCTTGATGGTCTCTTTGATGAAGATGAGAAAGATGAACAATCTTTCAACTCCTATCTGAACTCTAACATTGATTATTGAAATGACTGAAACTGTAAATGTTCTTCCTCATCTTCGTGAATTGAAAGATGCTTGGAGGAGGCAAGATTTTGTCTTTACCAAACAACAGCAAGAAGAATATGATCTTCTGATTGCTGCTCGTCGTGAAAGGGTAAAATACTTTTACGACAATGATATGGTTTGCAAAATCAGCAAATCTGCAATGGATAAACTGATGGAAGACAACTAAATAATGATGCTTAAGAGTCGCATCTAAAAGCAAAAAGATTAGGGGCAGAAATGCCCCTTTTCTTGTATAAATAAAACTGCGACTCTTAAGACAAGAATGAATAACTATTACACTTACGCTTATTTGCGTGAAGATGGCACTCCTTATTATATTGGAAAAGGTAAGGGTAATAGAATAGATAATCCTCATTATAGAAGTAATAAAACTAAAGTTAGAGTTCCACTACCACCAAAACAAAGAAGAGTAAAACTAAAACAAAATCTATCTGAAGAAAAAGCATATAAGCATGAGATGTATATGATTTCTATCTTTGGAAGAAAAGATTTAGGAACTGGTATATTATTGAATATGAATGATGGAGGAAAGGGAGGAAGTTCTGGTCCTAGATATTCTACAAGAGGTGAAAAAAACCATAGATATGGAAAATCTCCGCTTACAAAAGGTAAAATTTGGGTGACAAATGGAATAGAAAATAAAATGATATTTCCAAATGAATTGGAAGATGGTTGGTATAGAGGAAGAATAAAAGTTCATGTGGATGAAGGTAAAGAAAAAGTATTAAAACAGTTAAGAGAAAATAATCCAAATGCAAAGAAATATAAGATAATTTTTAGAGATGGAACAGAACAAGTTGTAAAACAACTATCAACTTGGTCAAGAGAAAATGGGCATAGTTACACAAATATAAAAAGCATAGTTCATCGCACAAGATACAAGAAAGAAAAGCAATATGAGTGCTACAATTCTCCTACTTATTACATAAAAGAAATTGTGACACTTTAATATCTGTCCACTGCTCATTGACTTTGGCACTTTACTCTGGCATACTTAAATCATGAAAAAACAACCCATGAAAAATCTGCACCTTGAGCACGTTGAAGATGAGATCCTGACGGGCAATCTGTCGGTTCTTGATTGGTTTTCTGAATCTAACTCTATCATCAGCACAAAAGTTGATGGTTCTCCTGCACTTGTGTGGGGAACTAATCCTGAGAATGGTAAGTTTTTCGTGTGTACGAAAGCAGCATTTAACAAGAAAAAGATTCGCCTTTGCTATACTGAAGATGAAATCTTTACGCACTTTGGTCATCAACCAAATGTAGCACAAATCCTTATCTATTGTTTGGATTTCCTGCCTCGCACTAAACAAGTGTATCAGGGTGATTGGATTGGTTTTGGTGGTGGAATGGATACATTCAAACCTAATACCATTACCTACAAGTTTCCTGCCCCAGTTCGTCAGGACATTGTTATTTGTCCTCATACTTACTACACTGGTGATAAACTGCCTGAGATGGTAGCACACCCTATCACCAGCAAGTTTGTGAGCACCAAGCACGTTCTGTTTGTGCAACCTGCAGTGTCCCTGAATCCTTATCGTGAGGATTTGGAGGATGTGTGTAAGTTTGCCAAGCAAATGAGTACTCTGTGTGAGTTTGTGTCTGATCGCAAGGCATCACAAATCAAAAAAGAGATCAATGCTTGCATCCGTGAGCAACGTATCATCTGTGAGGATGAAATTGCAGAAAAATGTGATTGTGACAAGAACCTGATCCGTTTGTGGAAGTTGGTTGCATCAATCAAAACAGATTTGTTCCTGTTTATTCACGAAGAGGATGATATTGAATGTTCTATCAATGGTGAAGATAGTTTTCACGAAGGTTATGTCATTCATAACCAGTTTGGATCTTACAAAGTAGTTGATCGGGAAGTATTCTCTCATCATAACTTTGTGACACCAAAGAATTGGTAGTAAAAACTTTTTAATGTTCACCTCCATCCCTAATTTTAATCATGTTTGAATCAATTTTTGAAGACGGATCTCTGACTCAATACGTTCAGCAAAACGCACAAGATCCTTGGGTTGGTACTTCTTTCCAAGGTTATGTGTTTATGTCACCCAAGCAGAAGGGTGAATTTGGTGAGCGTTTTGTATCCAAATACTTTGAAGCAAAAGGTAGTAAAGTTAAGCGAGCAAAAACTTCTACTGCTGGTCACGATCGTGTGATTGATGATATTCTCACGGAGATTAAGTTCTCTCTTGCTACCCGCGACAAGAAAGGTGGTGTGAAAGAGGATCAATTCATTATCAATCACGTCTCCAAGGATAAGGATTGGGAACGTCTTGTGTTCTTCGGTATCAACAACACTGAAGAAGGTTCTCGTCTGTTTTGGTTCACGAAAGAGGATTTTCTGAATCACTTAGAGTCTGATGATTGTCTGTTCTCTTCACAGCAAGGTGGCAAATCTATTGGGAATGACGACTACATTTGCACAAAAGTGAATAAACTGGTAGAATGTGATTTTGTGAAGTCTATTAGTGAATGGTGAGTTTGTTTTTTCCCAGTTACAAATAGATATTTCACTAAATAAACTAAAGTAACTGGGAAACTCATGGACGAATCTATTATTCTTCAACTTTATGTGGAAGATGGGAAAAGTTTAAGAGACATTGCAAAAGTATTCAACACGAATCACCATAAAATAAAAAAAATTCTGAATGAGCACAATGTTGAACTTTCAAAAAGAAAAACAAGATCTTTTTCAGAAGAACATAAAAGAAAAATATCAGAATCTCATTCTAAGAGAACAAAGTACACAAAAGGATATAAGCAAAAGAAGATAACAGTTTATAGAAATATGATTGTAAAGTTAAGATATGATATTGAAGAATCCTGGATAACTCAATTTCAAGACATAGAAAAACTTAAATATCTTAACAGATCAATTACAAAATCAAGAATTTCTAAAACTTTTAACACAATTGATTATAAAAACTTTGTTGAAAAGTTTTATTATGATGAAAAATTTAATGAATACTATGCTAAATGGATTGAAACTAATGATACTTGGATTAAACCATCTTTAGATCATATTACACCCATATCAAAAGGGGGAAAAAACGAAATTTCAAATTATCAGTATTTGACTTGGTTTGCAAACCGTGCTAAAGTCAATATGTCAGAACAAGAATGGAATCAAATTAAAATAAAAATAAATGACTACATTTAGTGTACATAAAGAAGATTATGTAGGGGAGATTGTACCTAATAGTTTAGTCAGGGCAAATTGTCTTGATGCTATGAAGTACATTGCAGATGAATCAGTAGATCTGATTCTCTGCGATCTCCCCTACGGTTAGCACAACTGCCTGCAAATGGGATTCTATCATTCCACTTGATAAATTGTGGGAGCAGTACAATAGAATCTGTAAAGAAGATGGAGCAATGGTATTCACCGCAGCACAACCATTCACAACTATCTTGGCAGCATCAAATCTTGAGAACTTTCGTTATGAATGGATCTGGGAAAAACCACAGGGAACCAATCCGATGAACGCAAAAGTAATGCCACTCAAGTCCCACGAAAACATCCTGGTGTTTTATCGCAAGAAACCCACATATAATCCGCAAATGTGGTATTCAACTCCTTATAGTGGTTTTTCATCTAATACTAGCAAGATTGGTGAAGTTTATGGTAAAGCACAATCAAAACATCGTGATAATCCAGAAGGATCAAGATACCCAAAGACAGTGCTAAGATTTAAGCAAGAAAAAGGTCTGCATCCCACACAGAAACCCGTAGATTTGATGGAGTATTTGATTAAAACCTATACGAATGAAGGTGAAACTGTTCTAGACAATACAATGGGAAGTGGTACAACTGGTGTTGCATGTGTCAATACAAGTAGAAACTTCATTGGTATTGAAATGGATGAAAATTATTTCAACATTGCACAAGAACGTATTCATAATCCTCTTCTATCTTCAATGGTTTAATATTTTTATAAATACCTAAAAAGTATTGGGTAAAATGGTAGCGCAGAGAACCAC